TTTAAAATTTCCAACCTCAAGCACATCTTGGATGTTGAGATGCGTGATGATGTTGTTGTTGTTACCTATGCCCGCCATGATATGCCCGAAGAGGACGCAATGGATATGGATGAGGAAGAGATGGAACAAGACGCAATGAAACCCAAAGATGATGAAGATGAAGAGAAATATCAGCATGATGAGGACAGCGAAGAAGACAAGGAAAAGAACTTTTTAACCCCACAAGAGCGCGACTTTCTGCGGTCTTTACTAAATGGAGATAACCAATGAGTGATCAAAAACTCGTAGCTGAGGCCAAAAGTATCCTTGATGGGATCAAAACGCATCAGAACACAGCGAATGAGAAATTCTCTCAATTCGAAAAGCAACTTGATGATCTCAAGCGCGCACAACGCTTGATCCAGGAAGCACAAGCAACCCCAACCGCAAGAGAAGAGCACGCCAACGCGCCCGAGTTTTTGCTTAAAAACTTTGTAAACGAAAACGGCGTACAGTGGTCATCACAAAAGCGCAATGTACAAATTGCCGGACGAGGCACCGTTACTGTTGAGGAAAAAGGACTACTTGATACCGATATGCCTGTCAACCAATGGCACGCCGATCTTATCAGCATCAACAAAGAGCGATCACTTGCCCGCTTGATCATGTCAACACCGAACACACCAAAGAGCGATCTCAAGTTGTGGAAACACCTGCAAAAAGCCCCACGTTTTATGCAACCCGCAATCAATAAGGCTTTCACCGATGCCGCCTCAGAAGGTGCCGAATGGATCCCCGATCAATTTGCTGCAAACCTGTATTTTAACATCGAAGAGCAAAGCCAGATTCCTCGTGTTGTTGCTGACAACCTGCAAAAGCAACAGGTTGAACGATCAACCATCCTCGTGCCTAGGCTTGAGCGCGGCGGCCGTCCCTATCTGAAGGGAAGCATCTCAAGCGACAATCCCGCACAGTACACCGCATCAAGTGTAAAAACTTCACAAAAGTCTATCACTGTAAAAGGCTTGGCATCTCGATTCCTCATTGATGATGCAGCTCAGGAGGATTCGGCTATAGCGGTTATTCCTGCGCTCCAGCGACAAATAATTATGGATTTAAATGACGCAATGGAGGACGCTTTGATCAATGGTGATGACAGTGCAACCCATCAAGATGCGATCGCAGACTGGAACATCCGATCCCGCTGGGGAACAAGCCCCGCACTTGGTGGATCTTCGGATCACCGTCGCATGTTCAAGGGAATGAGAAAGCAAGCGTTTGATCGTGGCACAACCGCCGATCTTTCAAGCCTTGACTTTGCAAAACTTTTGGGCCTCAAAGCGCAAATGGGTGAACTTGCATTACAAAACGTCGTGATCTTTGCATCACCTGAGGCGATTCTTGCAAACCTTCTCTCCTTGGCGGAAGTCAAGACAATCGATGTATTTGGCCCACAGGCTACCGTTGTAAGTGGTCAGATCGCAAACATCATCGGTATGCCGATCATCATGACCCGATTTATGGGTGCGGACCTCAACAACGCTGGTAAGTACGACAATGTAACCACAGATAAAACCGGTCTTTTGATGGCCCATGCTCCATCTTGGTACATCTTTGAGCGTCGCGGCATTCTTGTTGAATCTGATCGCAAAATCGATGTCGGTGCAACCGAAGTGGTTGCAACAATGCGCGCAACTTTTGACACTCTTGATCTTGATGCAACCAAAAACGTTGCATTCGGTTTCAAGATGGCAACATCATAGGAGAATCATCATGGAATATAGAATCCACGTACCTGCAGTAAAAACATCCGCACTCACCGCAACAACGGTATTGCATGCCATTCCTTGTGATCGCAATGCGACACTCAAAAAGGTTATGATTGCAAGCCGTGGCGGTATCACGCACGATGGCACAAACTATAGCCAGATCGCAATTAAGAACGGAAGCACAACGCTTGCGGTCCGCCTCTTCAATGCGGTATCACTTGCGGCATTGACACCGGAAGAGTTGACCGTTTCAAATGGAGACGTTACCGCGTCAACATGCCTCAAGGTTGAGTATGATTTCTCAGCATCCGGACTTGCTGTTGATTGTGATCTTGTTCTTGTCTTTGAAACTGCGAGACAATTCTAGTTATGGCAATGGTTACGGTTTCCACGCTCAAACAATACTTGCCCGAGGTCACAGGCGATGCCGCCAATATTGACCTCGAAGCACTGCTTGATCGCGTGGAGGCTGCAACCGCTCGCTATATGGGGTGGCGCAAGAGCGATAACCTTGCGTCACCCCGCATGCTTTCCGCAACACACACCTTTTTTCTTGACGGGCCAACACACGAAAACCCGCAAGTTTTACAGCTACCAATGAGACCGATCCAAAGCGTTGCATCCATACACAGCGACGTTGATCGGCAATACAATGCGGATACGTTGATCGATGCAACAACGTATTCTCTTGATAAATACCTTGGGCAAGTCATACTTGACCCGATTATTGCAACAGACACCTTTGAGCGCGGCTATCGTGCAATCAAAGTGGTTTGTGAGGCTGGTTATGCAAATAACCAATTACCCGCAGATCTTGAGCACGGGATCTGTGTATGGGCAAGCCAACTGCATCGAAACAAAGCAACACAAGGAAAAGATAGTATTACACAGCGCGCGGCAACAATATCCATCTCACCAAAGACGATGCCCAAAGAGGTTGCTGAGATCCTTGCACCGTTCCGCGAATCGCGCCAAATCTTGTGAGGTGATCAATGCCTACACAGATATCATTGGCACAATTCCAACAGCGCATGAGAAAAGCAGATCGGGAGCTTATAAAAAACCTGTTCAAACAAATGCTCAAGCTATCACTCAAGGCGGAAGCGGAAGCAAAGAAAAACGCAACCAAAGATCCACGAGTGCGAACCGGAAGATTGAGATCATCGATCACCGGTCTTGTTGATACAAAAAACGCAAATCCGCGCGTTGTTCTTCGTGCCGGTGGCAACACAAGCGGATCGCCTGTAAATTATGCGCGTTTTGTGGAGTTTGGCACAAAGAATATGTATCCTCGTTTATTTATGGGTAGGGCCATGCAAAAGATTGAGAAGGATGATGTAATCAAAGATCTGCAAAACCTTCTCTCTTTATCGTTGGAAGAAAAATAATGGCATCACGTACAAGACAAATAGCGGAAAAATTAAAATCCTTGATCGCTGTAAATTTTTCAGGCGGTGAATCTGGATTGGATATGTCGAATCGTGTGCAAATCGGTGCAACAATTGATCCGCCTTATGTGCCGTTTGCGTGTGTACATTTTGCGCAAGCCACGAGCGAGTTTGGGCAATCTTTGGGCCGGTATCGTATCACCAACACCTTTGAGATATATGCATATGTCGGCGGCGGTGATCTTGGTGAGCGCGCTGTCAATGCGATGGATCTCGTTGAGGATATGGTTAAGGCATTGGTTGCAGATCGTCAGATCGCTTTGCCTTCCATTGTTGATGATATAAAATGCGCCTTTCTTGCTGAGGATGGTGATCGTTTTGGTGTTGAGGGTGTTGGCATCGGTTATATTGAGGTACAGGTATACAGCCAAACGGATACGGGGATATAATGACGTGGTATAGCGAATCATACAAACAACGCCAACCGGTTGCCGTGGATGCAAGTTCTACGGGATCGGGTGCGGTCACACCGGTTGATATCACAATAGAGATTCCGCCGGATTGGGATCTGTTTTGGGAAAACATACGATCGGATTTCTTTGATGTGGTTGTTGTGGACAATGAAGGACAACTACTGACTTTTGATCGTGCCGCCGGTGCGAGTTATGCAAATCGTACGCTTACGCTCGAGGTAAATGCATATCGATTGACAACGCAAACCGTTGCGCTCATATATGTGTACTTTCAAAACCCATCAGAATCGAGTGATCTTGCAACAACGTTCACACCATCAAGCGCATTGACGGGATACATTGACCTATCAAGGCCAACCGGTTTATTGGTTACACAGCCATTGCAACGACCACCATCCAGTGAACCACAAACCTCTTTTGTCAAGGCATCAACAGATCAGATTGATATATACTTTGCCGTATCAAACCTTTTTGGCTTGCGTGCCTCTTCATACAATTCCCGTTTTGGCATGGAAGGCATTGAGCATGTTGTCATACAAAGTTTTGATAGCTCGGGATCCAATGATGATGCCCGCTTTGATGAATCCAAAACGCGATTCATAGAGGGTTTTGTCAAGGTGCGCGCAAGAGCGGGATCCAACAATACAGATTATGCGCTCGTTTGCCGCATCACCACAACTGAAACTCAACAAATAGATATACGGTGTTTGATACAAACCCGCGATCAATTACCATCCTAGGAGATAAAAAATGCCTTTGCAATTCGGAAGATCCGCATTTATCAAATACGCGGAAGAGACAACATACGGAACAGCGGTAACAACCGCAGTATCAAACCGTGTGACAAGTGTATCACTATCACGATCCCAAGAAAGAGAGCGTACAACGCACTTATCCCAAAGTTCCGCGGCGTTTGCGGGTGCAACCTTTGATGGGTTTGAACTTGCGGGCGGTACAATCGAAATGCCGGTATTCTATAAAGGCATGGGTCAACTGCTCAAGGCCGCAATTGGTGGAACACCGGCAACAACTGGATCCGGTCCATATACACACGTTTTTGAACCCACAACAGTACTACCATCCTTGACCATTGACTTTCAACGAGGCACGGGATCCGTTGAAACGTTTGAGGGTGCAATGGTTACCTCTATGAGTATTTCGTGTGAGGCGGGCTCGGAAGCATCAGCATCTTTTGAGATCCTTGCGGAAACAGCAGCGGCACGAACAACGGCGATCACGCCGTCCTTTGGTGATGGTGCGCAAATGTTCCATCATCAAGCGGGTACACTGGATTTTAACGGCGTGAATTATACAGTGCGATCTTTTGAGTTTTCCATTGACAACAAATTGGAGCGCGTCAACAACCTAGGATCAAAACTCACCGGACAACCTCAAATCAGCGATGTGCGAGAGGTAACAATAACCGCAACGCTTGATCTTTCCGATAACAACCTGTACAATGCGCAACTTGCCGGCACTCAATCCGATGTGAGCCTTGTATTTACAGCGGGCACGGATACAATGACCTTTCTTTTGCGCAACGCAAAAATCACCGAATACAGCGACGATGTAAACAGTTTCGGACGTATCGAGCGATCGGTAACATTCTTTGGTCTTGCTGATCTCAGCGTACCGGAAACCGCATTTAAAATCACAATGGTAAACGATGCAGCGAATGCAACCAGTAACTAAATAACCAACAAGAGGTGTAATGATGGATAAAAATATCCTTGAGGAGATCATTGCATCCGCATCATTTGAGATTGACGTGTTTGATGGCATGATTAAAATCGAAGGGCGGATCCTTTCTCCCAGTGAAGTAGAATCGGCAGGGTTGGCAAGCGCAATGCTTGCACATGCTCTGTTTAAGTCACAGAGTAAAGATCAGATCATCAAAACGCAAGAACTTGCGGAAAAAGTAGGAAGCGGCGACATTGACGACATTGAAGAACTTTTGGAGATGGCAAGCACAATCAAACCCGAACAGCTTGAACAAATCGCCGAAAGAGAGGATCGTTTGTTACAAAAGTGTGTCCGCCGATGCTCAAAAGATGGCGGCCAAACATGGGAGCCGCTGCACCTTGTCACCGCGATTGATCAGCAAAATGCAAAACAAAATCGCTTGTGGGTTGGCATGCTGAAAAGTGAGGATCGAAGAGCGATCCTTGATAAAGCCATGAAAGGACATGAGGAGGCGGCTGAAAAGCTGCGTACCTTTCGCTCTTGATGAGGATCTTGTGCACATGTATGATATAATTGGCCGTACTTATGGTGTACTTCCGTCCGACGTCGCAAAGTTACAATGGGCGGATCTTTTGGTTTGTGTGCAATGTGTGCGGGCAAGAGGTGATCGTGTCAAGCGTATACTCAAAACCAACAAGCGCAAAAAGAGCACAGTCTTTCCCAATATATCAATCATTGACCTTGCGGATCTATTATGAGCACAACAGTAGAATATATTCTTGATGTAAAAACCGGCAAGGCAACAAAGGCGCTTGGTGATACCGCGAAAAAAACCGATAAAATGGGTAAGTCATTCAAGACAACAAAAATGAGTGGACTTAAAGCCGCCGGCGCTCTTGGTATGGCTTTTACTGGGATTGCAGCCGCCGCCGGCGTTGCGGCGTCGGCTGTGAGCGCGTTGGCAAGTGCCGCCATCAAAACCGCACAATCAATGTTTGATCTAACAACCGCAGTTGTTGATAACATCAACGATCTCAACGATCTAAGCACTGTATCCGGTATCTCAGCGCAAAACATCGAGGCATTGAGAACGGCGTTCATCGCGTCCGGCCAAAGTGCGGATAGTGCCAACACGATCCTCAAGATGTTCCCAAGGATCATGAATCAACTATCCAACGAAACAAGCGACGCATCAAAGGTGTTTCGCGGGTTGGGGTTGTCTTTGCGTGATGCGGCGGGCAATGCAAAATCAGCGGATCAAGTTTTTATAGACATGATCCATGCGGTACAAGGTATTGATGATCAAACCCAAAAAGCCAGGGTTGCAATGGCCTTGTTTGGTCGTCAGGCGTCCGGTGTTGTGCAAGCATTGGGTGCGGATAAGTTTGAGGCCTTCACTGATGCGGTTGAGCGGTACGGCACGAGAGCGGGGCCGGAAGCAAGCAAGAGCGCCGCAAGGTTTCAAAAAAGTCTCGCCTTGTTGGATCTTGTATCCAAAAGAGCAAAACAATCCATAGTGGAAAACACTGGCGCGCTAGAGTTCTTTGATCGCGCACTTAAGATTACCGTCGCAAGCATTGCGGCATTCAATGCGTTTATACAAAGCGCATCCGATGGCATAAAGCATTTATCGAGAATCGCCTTGGCTTTTGTCAATGTTGTAATTCGTCAAATGTTCGATGCTTTTAAAATGCTCATCGTGGGTGTGATTGGCCCAAACATTGCGCTGTTGGATCAAATCTCTCTCACCTTGTCGGGAAAAACGCTGTTTGGCAATCTTGCGCAATCCTTGGCAAAAATCACCAAACAACAATTCAACCTAAATGAAGCAATTGACGAAGGTGTGGCCGCATATAGAAAAGAGCTTGAGATCCTCAACGAGAATACAAGCACCAAAGATGATGCATCCAAAACGGCGGCGCAACTGGCGGGAGACTATAAACTTGTTGAGGGTGTACTTGGTAGGCTCAACAAGGCAACAAAGAAAGACACCAAAGACACCAAAAACAATACCGACGCAAAGAAGGAACAGCAGCGCGCAGAAAAAGCACGGTTGGCAAGACTAAAAAAGCAAGCGGAACTTTTGAAAATACTTGCCAACGAAAACAAGAAACGCCTTGCGGCAATCAAAGAGGTACGTGACATCATCAAAGATGCCGGATCCGATCAGATCACCGAACTTGAGAAGATCAACCGATTAGAGCAAGAGCGCCTTGATAAACTCATCCTCATTGGGATGCAAGAAGGTATCAACACCGATGCCGCAAAAAAGGCGGTGGAAGAGCGCGCGGAAAGAGAAAGAAGAGCGTTACAACAGCGTCAGATCGCGGGCCAAATCGGAATCGCACAAACCGCGATTGGTGCCGCATCGGATCCAACCGCCCTTATCGGTGCGGTTGCCGGTGCGTTTGGGCCTATAGGATCCGCAATCGGTGGCGTTGTACAGGCGTTATCTGATCTTGGACAAAAGGATCCTGAAGAAATAAAAGAAGAGTTTCGCGCAACGTTTGAGGGTATTGCACAAGGGATCAAGATCTTGGTGCCGTTGTTGATTGAGGCGTTGCCGCCAATCCTCTTTGATGCCGCGCTTGTGATTGTTGACGCAATCTTGAGATTGCCGATACAACTGCTTTCTGTAATCGGAAAAGGCCTTGTACAGGCATTCAAGGCGATCGGTGGTATCTTTACGGATCCGCTTGGTTTTCTTGGCTCCATCATCGATGCGATATTTGATGCCATAAAAAGAATCTTTGACTTTTTCACACAGCCGTTTCAGGATGCCGGATCCATGATGGGCGGCGGGCGTATGCTAAGCGGACAAGGTGGTTTGCGTTTTACTGGGTCCAATCGTGGATTGGCTATGCTCCATGAGGGGGAAATGGTCGTCCCGAGAAGCGGGCAAATCTCCTCAAGTGTTGCACGTGATGCGCAGGCCGCAGTGAGTGGATCGGGATCGGTCAACATCATCATCAACAGCATTGTGACGGAAAGATCCGCAATCGATGAACTTGTTGAGAAAATCGAAGAAAGATACGGATCATTTGGACAATCCACCAATCCACTTTTTGGAGGCCGTTGATATGGGCAATGCAAAGTTTTTTTACTATCCGCAACCCGATGGACGGCATTTGGTTGAGATCGATTTGGGTGAGCCACTTGGAGAACTGCAAAGTGAATTTGAGCATGATGCCGTCGATGCGGTTACGCAGTCCGGCGCAATCTTTCGAAGTGTTTCGCGTGGTGGTGAGGTTATCACGATACAAAGAGATCGCATGCAGCTGGGTGAGGATCTTGCCATCCAGTTTGACGCACTGCAAAATCATCTTGATCGGGGTTTTTCCGTGTTCTTTTGTGCCGATGCTGATAAAGCATGGGCCGCACCAATGACAACCCCACCACAAGCGGGCGGTTGGCCGCCAACCTTTGATGTAAACAATGCGGTGTTTTCTGACATAACCGGCACAAGTGTGATACCGGTTGCAGGTGATTATGTTGTGATCGAGAGCGATAGTCCTCCATACATACGAGAGACACACGAGATCCAGAGCATAAGCGTTACGGCGGGATCCGGCGGATCGGTGACACTTACAAAGAGATTGAATTTTGATTATGCAAACAGGCCGGTATTCATGAGGTACTATCGCACGTGGCCGGTCCTCAAGAGGCCGCAATCCGATGTCGGGCGGGCAATCATCACCAATGAGGGCGGGCGGTTGTTTTCCTTGTCCATTCGGTTGGTTGTTGATTATGATTTGCTCTTTGCGGCGCACAATGGTGACGGATATAACTTGCAATTTATACCTGCATCACCATCAAGTGGGCCTCTTGAGAATCAAGATGGCCGTATATCTTTGGACGAGGGTATGGATATGCCGAATACAGGTATAGGCACAGGCGGAATGCGAGGAACGGTCCACAGGAAAAGATACAGCGGTGGATCTTTCACTTTGGGTAAATAACATGGCGTGGTCAACCGATTTTATCAACGCACTATCAGCATCATCAATAACGCCGGTCTATGAGTTAGAGATTGTGCAAACACCGATCAATGGATCAACAAAAATACACAGCGATCACGGCGCATTGCAAATCGTTGAGGCACGTGTTGAGGGCACAAGCGTGATACCACATCGATGGTCTGTGTCTTTTGGTTCCTTCTCGGTTTCTCTTGCGGGTGATATAACCCAATACACAAGATTCTTGCGGCGTGGGTGCATTGCGATTCTTCGCTGTCGATTGGACGGGTTGACATCTAACGAAAGATTGAGCATTGGACAACTTGACAGCATACGAGGCCAGCGCGGAACATATCGATTGCGATTCAAAGATATATTATCCGCATTCCAATCAAGGATCAGCAAAACATACAGCGGCAACATATCGCAAGCCCAATTTTTTTATGGTACCAACTACACAACAACCGTATCAAGCACATTCAATCCAAGTGATACAACGCTCAACGTTGCAAGCACAACGAACTTTGATAAATCAAGTGCGCATGATGGGATCTTATACTGTCAGCCAACCGGCGGCAATCCGTTTTATATGCGATGGAGTGCAAAAGGTGCAACGTCTTTTACCGTGTCGGGATCTGCGGATCATCCGTCAAGCGTAAGTGCGCAATCTATGCCGGCGGGATCACTCATCACAAATGCGGTACGGATCAAAGGCGCGCCGCATGCTCTTTTTGGTCAGATCATCACAAGTACGGGAGCGGGCACAAATGGACCTCTTGATCTTTTACCCGCATCATATGGATCCGGTTTTCCTTTGCCACATGATTTCTTTGATGCTGTTGATGCCCAATCAACCAACAACTACATCATAGGTGATACAGGCACATCGTATTCCATCGATTTTACAGCATTCCAACCCATACCCAACGGATTGCGTGCGATCATGGATATTTTTGCCGAGGTTGGACAGTGGCCGGTGATGCGTCAAAACTCTTTCACATGGCGCGGGTGTTTTGATCCAACCGGAACATTTGGAGGCAAGCCGGCACTATCCGCGCATATTCGTGATGTGCATATTGTATCCATCAACGGCATTGACTTCTTTGATCCTGCACTCAAGGCGGTATTTGTTGCGGTAAATATGGCGTACAATGTAGCCGGCACAAAGACAGCGCGATCCAACAGCCTTACAAACTCGTTGCCGGTTGCGGGCGTCAAAGAGCGTGAGTTTGGATTCTATTATGATGCGGGCATGAATGAGCTGAATATGGGGATCGGTGATCG